ATGTCAAGAAAACTAAATCAAATCAGAATGAATCTTGATTGGAATGACTTAATGGAATCGTTTCTATGTGAAAAGGCTGCTCAACAACGTTCTGATAGAACGTTAAAAGATTATCGATTTCACATCAAACAATTTTTCAATCGTTATCCAAATGGTGATTTGAAAGAGAATTTGTATTCTTATCTTGCAGAGGAGTGTGCATCGGCAACTTACAATTTGAGACTTGTGTATCTTAAAGCGTTCTTTAAATGGTGTATTGCTGAAGGTTGGATTGATACAAATCCATTATCAAATATCTCTCAAAAAAGAGCTGAACCACGTATTGTTGATATTGATTTGCGTGATTTAAAACAACTTGTTGAATTACCTGATATAACCACATATACTGGTTTACGTGATAAAGCTATGATTTGTTTGACACTCGATACTGGAATAAGACCAAGTGAAATGTGCAAATTAAGCATTGATGATTACTATGTTAAATTTCATCAAATCATAGTTCGTGCTGAAATTGCAAAGACGAGAATGCAACGTACCCTACCTATAGGGCCAGCAACATGTAATCTCATCAATAGAATTATTATGATTCGACCAAAAGATTGGACAAAATCTTCACCATTGTTTGCAAGTTGTGATGGCAGCATGATGCATACAAATGCATGGGGTGATAGACTGCAATATTATTCTAAATTTCTTGATGTGAAGATATGTCCATACGATTTAAGACACGTGTTTGCATTAGAATTCTTACGCAATGGTGGAAATGCATTGTTCCTTCAAAGAATTTTAGGACACACCGATCTTACGATGACTAAGCGATATGTCGCCGCAACAAATGATGATTTAAAATCTGCGTTACAATCAGCATCACCACTTAATAATTTGGTTAAGAAAACACGATTAAGAAACATTTGATTGGATTAAATAAATGTGAATGTTATAATATTCTGTAAAAGTTATATATTTACAGAGGTAATGCATTGATGAAAAAATTAATCGCAGAATGTCATCATAGTCATTTTAAAAAACTTGTATATGGCGATATTGGGATTGATAATAGAATTCTATTTTTATATGTTGATGAAAACAAATATAGTGACAGATATCGATTAACTATATGGATTGGCGAAAATGTTAAACGTATTTATGTTGAAGAAAATTATAAAAAAGCTGGTTTTATTGAAATTACAAAAGATAATATATTTGTATTTAATAATACAGACAAAATCATCAAAAACATTTTATTAATAATATCAAAAGTCTTATATTGTGATGGTAAATGGAGGATGATTGATGAATTACCTATACAAATAAAATTTACTTCTTCAAATACATCAAAAAAAGATAATGATGTTGATGATATAAATAAAGTTTGTAGTAGTTGTATTAAGAATTATATATGTCATGATTCAAATAGACACAAACCAAAAAAAGCGTGTCAAAATTATATTAAAGGTCTTGCTATTGAACGTGATTTTTCACAATATGACTCTCGCTTTTAATTCATATTAGCACATCGTGCAAAATATATTGCTGTACGTCTAAGTAAATCATTTTCCGCTTTCAACATTTCATTTTCCTTTTTGAGTCTGATTAACTGCTTATCTATATTTTCTATTGTGTTACTTTCAGGAAATATCAAAGCAGAACTTTTTCTATATTTTTTCATCCAGCTTTGTAATGTATTTTTATTAACACCAAATCTAATTGCTGCTTTAGGTATAGAAATATTTTCAGTTTCAATTTTACGGATGATTTCTAATTTAAAATCAGAAGAATATTGTGAAAGCATGATTATCCTCCATATTTATTTGATATGAAAATGTCTGATTTTGTGCCGCTGCCTGTACTCAATCAAGCATTCCCTAGGTTTTTGTGTTATTGTGTAGAAAAAAATTAGAACAAAAAAAGGGAAGTACCCTTCACAAGATACTTCCCAAATGATACAATTTATTTGTTAGATAATAGTATTGATTTGGCTAGGTCTGAATCACCTATCAAATCAACCATGGACTCAAGTTCAATGTAGTTTTCTTCAATGAGGAAGACCATAAAGGACTTGAGTTTTTGGTTTGCATTTTTGATATGCTCGTCATTTTCAAGTTCTTTTTCGAGCATCAATGAAGTTATGCAATCGTGAACTTCATCATTTGTGTAACCGGCAACAGCTTCGAGTTTAAAGAGGATATCTTGAAGTGATGTAAATTCTTGTTTCTTCAATTCCTCAGCTGTTTTTGGTTTACGTAGTGCTTCAAACGTCATGCTTGAATCACTCTTTTCTCCAAATTTGGTGAGTGATTTGTCCTTCAAATCTTTACTGAGCATATTGATGTACGTGTTTGCATCATCCTTGCTCATCATTTGAAGTTGCATATCTTCAAGTGGTTGATAAGCATCAGGGAGCCATTCATGTTTTGGTTTTGTAGATTCTTGTCTGGTGAGGTTACCATCAATATCCACAACCCATTCAACTGTGACTTGGTTGTGCAGAGATTGCATTCTTTTTTCCAAATCACGAATGTGTCTGATTTGTTCTGGACGAATGCGAGTGGAAGTCCATTCATAAAATGCAGCACGATTTGTTTCAATAAATTTTGATGCATCTTGTTTGCTGAATGAACTTTGAATCATGATTGCAAACTCATCAGGAGTGCAATAACGCCAGTGTGTTTCATCAATTTGAATCTTGCGCGAAACACCAAATGATTCGAAATCTGCATCAGGGAAAAGGAACATTTTAACGATGGCAGACACTTGGTTATCTGTTGCTGGAATCTTAGCAGATAAGCCGAGAGCAGCTTCTTGCTTGATGAGTTGGTCAAGCAATTCAGATGCAGTTCCACCAAGACCACCAGTAAGTAAATGTAATGTTTTTTCAGATGGCATGTTAATCAAAACACCGGCCTCTTGGAGATTGGTGATCTTTTCTTTGATGAGAGTGATTTGTTTTTCACTTGCTGGTTTGAAAGCATATAACTCGCCGATTTTGTCACTCATATATTCGATAGACCAGGCTGCATAATTTTCAGCAGGCAGACCTTTTTGTTCGCAAAGTTCAAGGTATTTTCTGATTTGATTAGGAGTGGCTGTACGATTGGAATTGGATGCACTAGCTGCATAGTCACGTGAGTTGTAATCAAAAGAAAATTGAGTAGCCATTGTAAATTACCTCCTTGAATTAAAAACAAATTACATAAAATGAAACGTACCCTGATTCGTTATGCAAAACGTTATTCACACAATGCAAAACTCTCTCTATTCAGTTTTCAAAGCAATATTTAATTGTAGAAGCAAATCATAACGCATTCGATATGATGCGATTTGCTGATTAACGTGTGATACACAAACAACAACGTGCCCTACACGTGCATCACCTCCCTTCACTTTTAACTCAAATTCAAATTATTTTCCTCCTTCATACCAACATTCTTCATTATTTTCATTGAGAATAACCATTGATTCACACATGAGACACTCATAAATATAAAATCTTTCTTCATGGCGATCTGGATAAGTATCTATACGTGTATCTACTTTGTTCATTTCTTCTTCACAAAACTTACAATGCATATTAAATACACTCCTTTCATATTGTGAGCAGTTTAACGTCTTGCTCGGGACATTTGATTTTAATAACCATACTCGTCGTCCTGTACCCACACAGCACAATCAACCCATTCAGCACCACAATTCCAACAAACCATAAATCCTTTTTCTTCTCCTTGATGTTGCACAGGTGTTGACCCGTCACAATATATACATTCTGCGTGCATTCCTTTTGGTCTTGGTGTACGTACCAAATCTTCCTTTTCCGAATCATAAACATAAACACTTTTTAACATAACACATACCTCCTTGTCATTGACAAATAAATTATGATATAAACATGATGTGCATGGATGGTTGTTGAGTTGTCACGAACGTTTTGTCAAGTGCAGAATAAGCACTACTTACCGGACTGAGCATAGCGAGGGAGGATAAGCGTCAACTTGACAAAACAATGTGTGCTGTACGTGTGATGTACGTGTGAAGCACCCGAAAGACTTGCAGAAGTACTTGCACATCAGGTAGATTCTTCTATGATTAGAAAACTATCCAAATATATCAGCGAAGCTGCGTAGCAGCAAGCAAGCCGAAGGCTTAAATAAAGTAAATAAATACAAGTATTACACGTACAGTACACAATCCTGATGTGAGTACACACATGCTACACACGAACCCTGATGTGATGCTGTACGTGCTTGTTCCACGTGCTGATACACGCTGTTGATGTGTGTATAACGTATGAATGTACGTTCATATGATGTGTGTGTTATATGTTGCTGTACTTGTGTTGTACTTGTGCTGTACTTGTGCTGTACTTGTGCTGTACTTGGGTTGCGACACGCAACAAGAACCAAACCCACCCCACCCTCCCTGACACACGTTACACAACACAAAACAAACACATAAGCCACGTACTATACACTCTGCTGTACGTGTTATACTCGTATGAAAATCAAATTATCAAATCATGATTGGCAAGACCCCCGGGGGAGCCAAAAACGGTACCTGGAGCCTCGTTGTCTTTATCGGGCTAATAATGATTCTTGTCACACACACGTTCACCACACTGATTTGCCAACGCAATGCTACACGTGCTGCACACGCTATTTCACATCAATACTGATGTGTTCTCACGTACAGCAACACGTGTTGCAAAACGTGTTCTCATCAAAATGGGTACACCCTTTTTATAAGTTAAGTACCGTGATAGAGGTTGTAGTACGTGAAATAACGTGTGTTGTACGTGTAATTCTTGATTTGTATGAACTTTCAGATATTGTCGAAATATTTTATATGTATTTTGTATACAAAGAACTTGACAAGAATTTGTGTATTTTGTATAATTAGATTACACGTTCTTTACGTGTTTAAAAAAAGAAAAAAACCTCCCCCCCTATAACGTTAATCCTGATTTGAACACGTTATATAGAACTTGCCTTGCTACGCAAGTCAAGTTAAAATTACTTCGTAATTTTGTTATCAAATCAATAGATAATATTATATGTCGAAGACATATTGTAAGTTACTCGGCAAGTTCAGCCGAAGTACTTGGAAATACTTATAAATACATACATAACGTGTAACACACGTACAAAACACCCGATATACGTGTAATACACGTTATTATTAATTAATGGAGGTATTCTTCTGATTTGATAATAAGTATTATTGTGTGCTCCCTCCTAGCCGCCGCAGTTGGTATTGAGTGCCTAATGTACCACAAATTAACAAAATACATTGAGTTAGTGTCAACTCCTCCTGCAATGGAGGATTTTTTTAGTGAAAGTGAGTTAAGTAGTATTGAGCGTAATAAGGCTTTTGATGAACGTATTGCAGGATTACGTGAGGAACTTGGAATTGGAATGAAAGAACTTTTATCGGCAACTGAACCGGCAGTGGAGTTACATCCTGCTGTACACAATATTCCACACAATGCGGTACGTATTGATGGATATAACAGTTTGCCTGATGTGGAGTGGAATGATTAACAAGTCGCCGATGTACGTGAAGAACTTTATGGAGGAAATGTGGATAAAACGCAAATCACTACAAGTGGAATTACTTTTGGTTCATGTTTAGCAATGATTATATCTTGGAGTCTACACAAATCAATACTTTGGGCATTGTTACATGGAGTGTTTAGTTGGTTTTATGTAATTTATTATTTTTTTACGAGGTAATATGGACAAAGTAGTACTCAAATTTATCGCCGATATACTCTACATCAAAGGCATCATACTTTTTGAAGAACTTGAAGCAATTTATGAAGCCAAGTCTTTATCTGATTTGGACACGATAACTAAGAAAATTGAAGGTGGTGAATATCGTGTCTTCCGAGGAGAAACTTATAACATCATCGAGCCAAGACCCCTCCCCACCTTCGATGATTGAAAATAACACAAATAATCTTTCTTCTGATGTGTCAAAACAAAATGCTATACCTATTATTGATGAGGAAAAAGAAACACACCTAATGGCACTTTCCGCAAAGGAGCAGCGGTTCGTGCAGCTTTATTTGACAGGTCAGTACACTATACCTAAGCTTGCACAGCTTCTTGAATTACACCCAAACACATTATGGAAGTGGTTGAAACGAAAAGATATCAAAACAGTCATTGAAGAAACACAACTCATGACGCATGAAGTGGTTGCAACGCAACTACAAAATCTAACGCTGAAAGCGACAAACAAACTCAATTCACTTCTTGATTCGCCGATTGACGGTGTTGCATTGCAAGCTGTGAAGGACGTGTTAGACCGTGGAGGTCACAAACCAAAACAAGAAATGAAGATTGAGAAGACTGTCATTTCATATGAGCAGCAACTTAACAATCTTATCAAAGAAGTTATTGATGTTGATGTGGAGGAAGAAGAATGAAATTATATGAAACAGTAGAATTAATGAATAGTTCTAATTATAAAGAAAGGTTTAAAGCAGAATATTTGCAGCTAAAAATTAGAATTGAAGGATTGCGTGCTATGCTTGAAAAATACGAAGCAGGCACACTGGATTTTATCCCATCATGCCCGATAGAAGTTTTGAGAGGACAACTTATTAATATGGGGGGATATAAAAATTCTCTTATAGAACGTGCAAGAATTGAATGTATTGATTTGCAACAGTAAATTATAAATGGAGTAACACGTGGCAAAGTTGACAAAAGAACAACTTTTCTTTTGGAAACTAAAACATGATAGAAAATGGTATGTAGAAAAGTTTTTAAAAATCCGTAATAAACAAGCGAAAATCATTCCTTTTGTTCTCAATCCTGCACAAAAAATTGTTATGGATATCATTGAAAAAGATGAAAGAGAGGGTAGATTAAAACGTTACATCGTGCTTAAAGCACGACAAATGGGTTTATCAACCCTCTTTGAAGCATTAATTTTTCATGATACGGCAAATAATGATAATAAAACGTCGTTGATTGTGGCGCATGAAGATACCGCAAGTTCAAACTTATTCAATATGTCCAAGTTGTACTATGAGGAATTGCCCGATCTCATCAGGCCGATGAAGAAATACTCAAATGGACGTGTTTTGCAGTTTGAGAATCCCGAAAATGATGAATCAATTAAGAAAGACAACCCCGGATTACGCTCCAAAATCACCATTGCAACTGCTGGTACAGGTGAGGTAGCACGTTCATCAACAAATCATAATGTCCATGCGTCAGAAGTGGCCTTTTGGCCTGATGCGAGTACAACGATGTTATCACTTATGCAGAGTGTGCCGGATGAAACTAACACTTTGGTTGTATTAGAAAGTACTGCAAATGGTGTTGGTGATTACTTTCATGATATGTGGAATAAGGCTGTTCGTGGAGAGAATGAATTTACTCCAATATTCCTTGCATGGTTTGTAGACCCAACATACACACGTAATTTCCCCTCAGAAGCCGCTAAACAACAATTCCTTGATGAAATATCTATCATATCTACAGATGGCAATGGAGGGCAAGTACGGACGTATGAGTGGGAATTAATGAATAAACATGGACTCACACTTGAACAACTCAATTGGCGACGATATACAATAGCCAATAAGTGTCAAGGTGATGAGGAAAAGTTTATGCAGGAATACCCAAGTACACCAGAAGAAGCATTTATCTCATCAGGTAGACCAAAGTTTAGTATTAAAGCTTTAAAGAAATATCAAACCATTACGAAGTTACCGCAACGTGGATATTTGCAATTGTGTCCGGATGGTGGTGTTTCTTTTATAGAGGACCCGAATGGTTATATATCAATTTGGAAACATCCTGAACCTGGACAATTTTACTGTATTGGTGCAGACGTGGCTGAAGGACTTGTTGAAGGTGACTATAGTGCAGCATGTGTTGGAAATTCAGATACTTTTGATATTGAAGCAATGTGGCATGGTCATATTGACCCTGATTTATATGGTCTTGAGTTAGAAAAGTTAGGCAAATTCTATAATGATGCGTATCTTGGTGTGGAGAATAATAATCATGGTTTGACTACACTCACCACGCTTAAAAAACAAGAATATTGGAATCTGTACTTTTCCAAATCATATGACAAGATTTCAGAAAAAGTCACACAAAAACTTGGTTGGACAACCTCAAGCAGAACAAAACCATTAATGATTGATAAATTAGCAGAGTTTATCAGGGAGTTTTATTTAGGTATTTATTCTGATGTGATAATCAGTGAAGCATTCACATATATCATCGAGGACAATGGTAAAACCAACGCTCAGATCGGCTGTTATGACGATACTATAATGGCTACTGCTATTATGTTACAATTACTTTTAGAAGGTAAAGGAGATTCATACGTTCCCGAGATCCCTATCGATCAGAGAAATAATATAAAAAAAGATATCATAGACCCTCTGTTTGAATCAAACGAAAGCGATGAGTTTTCTGATTAACAGGAGGTGTTTTTTTTGTCAAATACTGTTCAAATCGAACAGGAAAATATGCAATTAGCCAGTAAATGGCACATGAAATTTAAAGAAGCTATGGTGTATAAAGCAAATTACACCAAAAGGTGGCAAGAGTATGATGAAGCATACGCTGGTGAATATAGTAAAGGGCAATCATTGCCTGATTACAAATCTAACGTCATTAGCAATTATATCTTTTCCACTGTGGAAACTATTCGACCAATTATGCTTGAATCAAATCCAAAATTCCAAGTCATGGCAAGGCAACCAGAAGGCTTAGCATTTACTACTGATGTGAATGAAGCGATGAGTTATGAATGGGATAGGGAAAGGATGACACGTAAAGTATGTGCAGAATTGATTCCTGTTCTCGTTCGTGGCACATCTGTATTCTTTGTTCCATGGAATGCTGAGGAAAAGAATACTAAATATATTCCTGTATCTGCGTATAATATCTTTCCAGACCCACTTGCAACGTGTGTTGAAGATGCAGAATATATCATCTATGCAACATATAGTCATGTTAATCGACTAAAAAAACTATTCGCTGAATACGCCGATAAACTTAATGGTGGAAGTGTAAAATACAGCGAATTAGTTTATAACAATGATTTGAATGCTCGAATTGATAATCAAGTTCTTTTACTTGAAGTTTGGTGTAAGGATTATGAAACCATTGAAGAAAACGATGGTAAGGTAAAACGCGTCAAATATAAATATCCCAAGGGTCGTCATATCATCGTCGCACCAGAATTAGGTTTGGTCTTGTTAGACCAAGATAATCCATACGATGATGGTGAACATCCTTTTGTACTCATTAAGGATTATGATGTACCTGGCAAGTTTTGGGGTGAAGGTGAGCCAAGTCAGATGCTTTCACCGCAAAAAGGTATGAATGATCTATACAATGCTATTATTGATAACGCCAAAGCGACAGCAAATTCACCATGGGTTATTGATAAGAATAGTGGTATTGGACAAGGAAAGATTACTGCAAGGCCGGGTCTTATCTTACGTAAAAATCCCGGTTCTGAAGTAACACGTTTGCAGCCGCCTGGAATGCCTATGTATGTGCCGAACACTGTTGAGACACTCAAATACGATCTGCAAGAAGTAAGTGGTGTTTTTAATTCGCTTAAAGGCAACTCATCCACCGGCGTTTATACTGCACAAGGTATTTTGGCTCTTAAAGAAGCTGGTGAAACACGCATCAGATTAAAAGTGAAACTACTTGAAGATGCACTTGGTGAAATGTGCCGTAAGGGTTTTTCACGTTGTCGGCAGTATTGGAAAAGTGATAAATGGATTCAAATCACTAGAGCAGATGGTTCTTATGATTTGAAAAAGTTTATTACTGATAGTTTGAAATACGATTATGATATTAAAATTACAGCTGGTTCCACAATGACGGTTAATCGTGGTGCAATGCTTGATTTGATGATTCGTTTGGCGCAAACGCCAATGCCTGATGGACAAATGCTTGTCGATCGTGAAGCTGTTGCAGAGTATTTGCCTGAAGAAGTTAAAGCATCGTTGCTTAGACGTATGGGTAATAAGCAACAAGCTATTGAACAGCAAGTACAGCAATTCCAACAGATGATTGAACAACTTACTCAACAGATGCAGCAATACATGCAGCAAAATGACGCTAATGATAAAGAAACATTAGCCGTTGTTGAACAAATGACTGTTGCTATTGAGAAGATAAATAAGCAAATTATACAACTCCAAAATAAGCATGTTAAACTTGAGGAAGAAAAGAAAAAGGAAGAAGAACAGCAGAAGATTAAAATAAATTCGTATAATGAAGGTTTTGCTGATGCGGAGAAATATTATTCATCTGAATCAGAAGGAGGTGCTGATTCGGATTCTTCACAGCCAGATGGGCAGCAATTACCTGATGAAATCTTAACTGGATTGGATAATATGTCAGATGATGAATTGGCAATTGTACTTCAGCAAAATCCTGATTTGATGGAATTGTTAAATATGGAACAACCGCAATAATGTGGATTCCTAGGAGGAAATGAATTGAATATCACTCAGTATCGAGAAATGAAGGCGAAGGAAGCGGCTCAGAAAACTGAACAACCGACCACGCCAGAGCAGAAAACTGAAAATAACACAACGGAAGTTGTTGAAAATAAACCAAAACAATCAGAGGAGAAAGAAAAACCCTCTGATTTTGTTTTACCCGAGAAAATCACAATTGATGGTATTGGTGAGATTAGTTTTGATGAATTGAAAAATGGATATCTTCGCCAATCAGATTACACTAAAAAAACTCAAGATTTATCAAAACAACGTACTGAAACAAAAGAAGCAATTGCTTTCTTTGATTATCTGAAAGCCAATCCTGAAGTTGCAAAACAAGTTGTTGAAATTACAAAAAACAAAACACCGCAGTCCGTTGACCCAAATCAATCTGAGATTGTTGCGTTAAAAAACACGATCTATGATTTGAAACTTGAAATGGAAATCAGCAAATTGCAAGGTAAGTATTCAGATTTTGAAGTACGTGAAGTTCTTGAAATGGCAAGAGATAAAGGATTAACCAATTTGGAAGATGCTTATAAACTTGTCAAATCAACAAAGCCTGTTCAAACAGAACAGATCGATAAAGAAACACTTAAAGCACAACTTCGTGAAGAAGTTTTAAAAGAAATAGAAAACGAAAGCAAATCAACCAAAACAATTATTTCTACGACAAATAGTGCTAATCCAATTGTCACTGACAATGCGCCAAAAATCTCTGATGCTGAAAAGCTCGTTGCTAAGAAAATGAGACTTTCAGAGAGTGATTACATCAAATGGCGTGATGCAAGTAAGAAAAAGAAATAATTGAGGAGGATTTTACACAATGTCTAATGAGTTTAAATGGTTAGGTTTGCAGATGTTCACCACACCTGTTCAACCTACTACTGAAAATACAATCTATTATACTGATGCAGATGTAGTCAATGAGACTAATTTTGGTAAGTTACTCGAACCCGGCTTAAGGAAGATTTTCTTCGAGACTTACGATGAACTCCCTGAGCAGTTTCCTCGAATCTATAATGTAATGGATTCTGATAAAGCTCAAGAAAAAGATTGGGGTATGGGTGCTTTTGGTGATTGGACTGAACGTACAAGCCAGTTCGACACTGTTGCTTATAAAACGCTGTCTCCTGGTCTTGAAAGAACGTACACACACTCTGCGTTTACCCAAGGTTTCATTATCACTCGTGAAATGTTTGATGATGAGCAATATCGTCAAATCGAAAAGATGCCGAGAGCAATGGCAAGAAGTGGACGTGCTAAAGTTGAGAAGGATGCAATGATTCCTCTCATCAATGGTTTCACAACTGTTCTCTATGATGGAAAGGCTTTGTTTGCAAATGACCATCCACTGCTTGATTCCACTGGCACATGTGATAACTTGCAAACAGGTGCGTTGAGCGATGTAACATTAAAAGCTGCCCTTCAGTTGATGAGACAGACTAAAGATGAAGCTGGCAATCTTGCTCAGTTTAAAGCAACTAAACTTATCATCCCTCCGGCACTTGAAGATACCGCAAGACGTTTACTGCACTCTGCACAAGTTCCCGGTTCCGCAAACAATGACACCAATGAATACTTGCAATCTGCTGGTCTTGAAATCGTCATTATGGATTATCTGAGTGCTGCTGCTGGCGGCTCCGATACGATGTGGATTCTCCAAGATGGTGCAAGACACGAATTGAACTTCTTCTGGCGTGTAAGACCTGAGTTCAAATGGGAAGAAGACTTCGACAGTTTTGTTTCCAAGTATCGTGGTTATATGCGTTATTCCATGGGTGTTTCTGACTTCCGTGGAATGGTCGGTTCTACTGGTCTGTAATGATATGGGGTGGTAACTCACCCCTTTCTCACATCAATAATATTTAGGAGGTAAAGATATATGGGTTCTTTTGGTGGATTAAAAAACGCACCTGATTTTGCAAATGACCATGGAAAAACAGGTATGGCTGGTGCGTTCAATGATATTGGAATCGTGGATAACAGTTTTGTTAAAACAGTCAAAATACACGTCAAAGGTTCATCTTTAGCAAACTCTACTGAAAATGAAGTATGTGAACCCTTTACTCATCCAGTTTTGGTATTACGTGCTTGGGTTGATGTTCTTACCGCAGAAGTTACTGGTGCTACTAAAACTGTTGGTTTTGGTACTAAGAATACAACTGATGGCGGCGATGTTGATGGGTTCATTGCTGCTGCAAGTGTTGCTGCAACTGGTCCTGTTCTTGGTGCTGGTGCATTGATTAACACTATTGTGCCTAAGGACGATCACCTTGTTGTTGGTATTCCAAATGCCTTTACTGAATTTGTTGGCGATATTTATTTTCAGTATATTGATTTGGCATAAATTTGCCAATATGTAATCAAATCAAGAATAATGGGGCGACATACGTTGCCCCTTTCTTACTATAAAGGAGTGATTCAATGTCAAATAGAACCGCACGTTACAATGGCAATGCAATGCGAATCATAGATAATGGTGACAATAGTTTTTCTTTTGCTGCAATAGAATTGCCATCAACAAAGATATCTTCTGCAAGTTTCACTAGGCCAGCAGATATAACTGCATATACAGCAAATGATGTTGTTGGTGTTTCACCGGCTGCAAATATGTCTTTTTCTGATGTGAGTATGATTGCTGGTGCAGCAATTAAAATTGAGTCGGCAATGATGGAGATTGATGTTGCTGCTGTTCCAAGTGGAATGTCCACATTCAGATTACATCTGTACAATGCAGCACCAACTGCAATAATTGATAATGCAGTGTTTAATCTCATTGCTGCTGACAGATCGAAATATCTTGGTTATATCACATTTACTACGCCTGTTGATTTGGGTGATACACTCATCAGCGATGTATCTGCAATAAACAAAATCATTAAACTTGCTGATAATAGCACATCGCTTTATGGCATCTTGGAAACTGTCGGTGCGTATACACCATCATCGGCAGCAGTTAAGAAAATTACACTTATTACATCTTTAGCATGATGAGGTGAAAATATGAGACAACTTGATATTCCATTAAACGCAAATGAACGATATTTACACGCTATATGTACACGTCTTGATGTGTTAATTGAAATGATGAATAGTTTTATTCAAGTATATGCAAATCAAAATAATCTCGCCACGACAGAAAATGTTGTACAAGAAAAGGTGACGAAACCTCGCAAATCAAAGGGGTGATATTGTGACAAGAATACAATTGATTTTAAGAGTTAGAAGTTATACACGTGACTTTTCAAATTCTATCTTCCGTGAAGTTGATATTACTGATTATATCAATGAAGCAATAGATAGAATTCGTGAGGTTATTACTGAATGTGATGGTATGGTTTATTTAACCGCTAACTCTGATGTGCCAATATTATTACCGAGTCAATATCACTACCTGCTTTCTGTGTACGCCGCATCACGCTGCTATTCCCAAGATGGGAATGATTATAAAGGCGGCGATATGATGAATGAATTTGAAAGTAAACTAAACGAGTTGCAGACCAAAATTGATAATGGTGATGTGATTATTACTGATATAAACGGCAACACAATTACCAATGATAATCCTATTGATTATGTTGATTTAAGTGCTTATTGGAATGCAAATCAATTTGATACCGAAGAAGAATTAGGAGTTGAGGGGGTTGAATAATGGCTTTTATACGTAAAAAACTTCCTTCTCCTAATGTTGTTTATACTTTCTCCCTTCAAGATTTTACTGGCGGCTTAAACAATCGTTCGGAAGTATTAGAACCAAATGAAGCTAAATCACTGATGAACGTGCGTTTTGGTGATAACACATCAATTGAAAATAGACCTGGGCAAAATTATTATGACGATCTGCAATTAGATGGTGAAGTGGTGTTTATAGATGAATATAAACCATATAACGATCTTCCGATGTTTATACGTGCTACTGAACGTGAGATATATGTGAATAACACGTTGTTGACAAATATTGCAGGGAAACCTTGTGGTGTTACACATCAAGGTAAATATTTCTTTTGTGATGGGGATAAATTGTATTGTTATGGTAAATTCGACCAAGTAACCAGCACGTATATCAATGTAATCGGCACGCCTAATCCAAGTTATTGTTTAATGACAGTTGTGAGTCCAGATATTGCTGCGGTACGTCTTAATACTGACCACACACAAGGTGTGTTAAATATTGATTACACGAATATGCAAATCTATTATGTACCATGTGAAAATGAATTCGTTGACACTTTTAGTGGTGCGAATGTTGTGCCTGATAATTTGAAATATATCATTTCACATCAAGGAAGATTATTTGCATCGGGTTGTGCAGAAGATGATGATAATGTATTTATTACTGATTTGCAGCATCCTTTTTATTATCCAGTATCATTGCCAATGCAAGTACCACCTAACTCAGATAAAATACGTGGATTATGTGTTTATGATAATAGTGTGATTGTTGGCAGAGAGAAGGATATGTATGTCATTACTGGTGATACAAATATTATTGACACTGGTGCTGATGTATTTGCATTAAAGCGTCTTAACACACATACCGGCATCGCCAATCATGATTCTATGAAAGTGGCTCATAATTATTTATTCTTTCTTGGTAGTGATGGGATTGTTTATAGTCTAGCGTCAGCAAATAACAATAACGAAAGAATATTGGCAACTATTAATATTAGTAAAGATATCGATCTTACCAAAGAGCCTTTGAACTTTTATCTGTATGAAATTGAATATGCTACAGCCTTTTTCTTCAATAATGAATATTACCTTAGCATATCAGATAAGGTTTTGGTTTATAGTTATCAGAACCAAAAATGGGTTGTTTGCAATGGATTGGATGCCAGTTCATTCTATTCCAAAGACAATAAATTGCTCATCGGCAGACTCGATGGTGCAACATCTTTTCTTGATGAGAACACGTATTTGGATTTTGGCAAACCGTATCAAGCATCATTTTATTCTGCAAATCTTGATATGAGTGATGCAGTTATTTATAAATACTTCCGTGAGTTTTATCTTGTTGCACACGTATTTCAAGATTATCCATCAGATATCACTGTGTTGTTTGAAATCGACTATATTGACGTTGTAGATCGGCTCATCATATCAAATCAGATAAGTCAGTTTGGTAAAGCTGTATGGGGTGATAGTAGATTCATTACACGTAACATTGCCGAAAGTTTACCATTCATAATTGGACGTAGAGGACGCAATATTCGTTTTAAATTATCTTGCAGTTATGATATTGATGGTGAAGTTGACTCTTATTCTGATTTGACAGCGTACACAGGAAAGGCTGATGGACTCTTAGTATACGTGGCAGACGAAGACTGTTACTATTTATATATGGATGGAAATTGGCTTGCACAATCACTTGTTGATTTGGAACAACGAATGAAATTCTATCAAATCAATGGTGATTATGAGAAACGTGGAAAGAGGTGATTGAGTGACAATTTCAAATTTAACATTATCTTATCCAGACTTTGTTCTTGGGCAGATAATTAATCCAGATGAATTTGACCAAAACAATGATGAAATTGTTGATAAAATAAATGAAACAATAAATGCTATAAATGCAGATGTTGCTGAATTAGTAACACATAAAACATCAACCGATCATGACAGTCGATATTATACAGAAACTGAAGCTGATGCAAAATATGCAACCAAGGCTGAAGTTACTAGTATTGAACTTGGACAAATCACAGATGGTTCACTTACTGATGTGAAGTTGTCTAATACAGCAGGGCAAATTAAAGATCGTGTGAATATATTGGAATCTATTGCTGTATATGAATCTGCAAGTGGTACTGGTACAGTTATTACCTTATCAGATGTTGTATTATCAGATAATTATCCTAAGACATTCATAGCCGGTGCAAATAATGTTGGCGCAGCCACTACCATCAACGGCAAGCCGCTATATAAACCAAACACAACAACCGCCCCGAATCTCGTTGCAGGAAAAGCCTATACCGTTTGGTATGACTTATCAGGTGACTGTTTTTTTGTCAAAGCTAGTGCGGAAGGTGATGCCGTTGCTGCAAACGTACTAGCCGATAAGAAATTCAGCAACGACAGCGATACCGGTATAGTCGGTACAATGCCAAATCAGGCAGGAGATACAGCTGCACTTGCCAGCGAGGTATCAGGGACAACGCTCAAGCTGTTAGCCTCTGACGGCTACCGGGACGGTGTAGATGATAAGGTAACGATCATGGATGCTGATTTTGTGGCAGAGAATATCAAGTCTGGAGTTAATATTTTTGGGATTGATGGAGTTTTGCCGGAAGTACAGGGAACTATATCCAATTATCTTGCGGCGGCCGGCGAAACTATTTCAGCAGGTGACTTCGTACAATTTACGAAAACGTTGGCTGTAGGAAGCCAGAATACGCTATTATCAAGCTATTTCACAATAATAGACGCAGTACAACTTACCGATACAACAGCATTGCTTGTGTACCGAGGGGCTTCAAACTATGGAACTTCTGTTATAGTTACAATAGCTGGGTCAACGCTTACACTAGGTACGCCCACTGTCTTTGCTAGTACGACTTCCGCTTCTCATACTCTTTCAAAACTGACTGCGACATGCGTTTTAGTCTCGTACTGCGACGTTTCCGACAGCTATAAGGGTAAAGCCTGCGTTTTAACAATTAGCGGAACTAGCGTATCAGCAGGAACTATACAAACGTTTTGTACAACAGATATGCAAAATGGCGTTGATTCGTGTGGGTTAACATCAACAACGGCGATTCTTGTTTATAAGAAAACATCTGACGGCTACCCGAGAGCGGTAATAGCTACAGTAACAGGAACTAACGTAGCCTTCGGTACGGAAGTTACCGTATACGCCGCTTCGTCTCCTAATTTTTCTGTCTGTGCTATATCAAGTACGAAGATATTTGTCCGGTACTATATTTACGGTATCTTACTTACTGTATCTGGTACAACGATTACGGTGGTTTATTCCGCTAATATAGACACTCTCTGTACGGGGGGTGGCGACACAATAGCACTTGGCTCTGATTATATTATCGTTGCCTATACTCAATCGTCAGGCTCTTTTCAATTTTATGCAAGTATAGTTAAAGTGACGTCAAATAGCTTTACTACAGTCAGGTTGACCTTAACGAATATCATAGGATATTCAAATTACACACCAAAACTAATAAAATTGTCCTCGAATTCCGCCTTGCTTTATTATTTAAACGACTCCTTCTATCCATATATTGTAAATTTTGTGCTGGATGTAGAAAACTCCGCTATACTGCTCTACTCGATAGCAAATATATGGACAACAGGCATTAATGGTAGTTCTATGGGTTATATACCTTTTGGCAACAATACCTTAGTTATTTTGTACGGTGCTACAAACCTGTACTCAAAAATTGTCAATACCAACTACGTAAAGAAAAAACTAAATGGAACGCTAATAGAAGGTGTAGCCAAAACAGGCGGTATATCTGGAAACTCTATCCAAGTTTACATTTAAAGGAGTGCTTTATATGATTTTAGTTGAAAATGAAGTTGTTATAACAGTTATGGATTCTTACGAACAGAAAGAAAATGGGAAGCTTATCAATGGATGTATCTACCCGATGGGTGATGTAGTTAATGTGGTAACTCCTGCCGAAGTTGTACCACAGAAATACTGCTATAACGCAACACAAGGATTTTATCTGAATCCTAACTATGTGCCGTATGTTTCCCCTGAACAGCAGTTTGCTCAAATGCAGGAAGAAATCGACCTGCTCACGCTTGAAATCGCGACACTCAAAGGGGTGTAATTTATGAAACAGATAAAAGCAGACCATAAGGCTAAAATCCTTGCCAAAAAGGAAACGATCTGGAACAGGATTCTAGATCGATTAGAGAAGAAGGGTAAAGTTAAGAACAAAGACAAAGTATTAAAAGCGTTGATGAAATAGAGGTGCATAAATGGATGTTTGTGTTTTTCATGAAGAAACACAATCCAACATAAAAGACTTACAAACAAGAGTAAGTAAACTTGAATTATCTGATGCGCAAAAAAATATTCAATTTGATAACCTATCCAAATCAATAGATGATTTTAAAATAGATTTGAAATCAGATATTGCGTGTATCAGAAAAATATTGGATAACGAAAGACAAAAACCAGCAGATCGATATGCAGCACTAACAACAGCTGCGATAACAACAATTCTCGTTTTTATTGTTCAGTATTTAATGAAACTCATTTTAGGTACGTGATATGAAAATAAAAAAACCCAACACATCCACACTTATTGTGTGGTTTGTCTTTTTCGTGCTGGCTGCATTCACCATTAAAATTCTACAGATTGTTGAAAATGGTGGGCAAGAGCCAGCAGTATTGATCGGTGCTGTATTTGCTTTTTGTACTGGTGAGTTTATTAATCTTACTGTTATTAAACGGACTAAGATTAAACATGGGGTGAAGAAAAATGATTCCAATGAAGGATGCGACAATAACCAAATGTTATAAAGAATTACCCGGTTCCAATATCACATATCGTAAAGGATATCACACTGGTGTTGATTTGATTAGTACTGACTATAACATTTATGCAGCACTTTCTGGAACAGTTATAAGAGTTTATTATGATGCGAAGGGTTGGGGAAAATATATTATTCTACGTGTTACAGCACGTAATGGAAAACAATACGATTTAATACACGCACATTGTGACAAACAATATGTTAAAGAAGGGCAAAAAGTAACTGAAGGATTTAAGCTTGGATTTATGGGTGCAACAGGGCAAGTAACCGGTGCTCATTTGCATTTTGAAGTACGTGAAGCACCTTGGACAAATGGCAAAGATATTGACCCTTGCGTGTTTCTCGGTATTAAAAATGAAAGAGGTAAAGTGATGAGTACAAGTGTTGCTAAAAACACAATACCAACCGGCAGTAATATTATACCTTTCAAATCAGGAAATGGATGGTTAGAAGTTCTGCCAGATAGAGATATTGCACATCAAGATGAGTACAATTACGTGTGTTTTTGGAAAGATGGTCATGTAACTGAACATAGAAAAAATCAACCAATTGTCGAGTGGAAATAATGGAGGATATGATGAGTGAAGTGTTGATTAATGTTCTCACATCAGAACAAGCGATGTATTTGTATCTTGCTGTTTTATCATTAATTGTTGGTGTTCTTATTAAACGTTATCCATGGATTAGAAAATACACAGATATAGCTGTTGATGTGTTTGCATGGATAGAAATTAACTATCGATCATGGGGAATTTATGGTAGTGAAAAGATGGATAGTTTCGTTAAATCTTTCATTGCTGATTATACAAAACAATATGGTGAAACACCTTCTATTGATGTGATAGAAAAAGCGAAAGCACTTATTGAATCACTTGTTACTAAACAGAATAAAATTGCCGGAGGTGTTGTGAATGGCAACAACAACTAAACCAACTGTAACTGTTGTTAGAGGGTCTGTTGATGAGCAGGCCCTACGTTCTCAATATGGCGACAGTATTAATATACAATATGGTAATAATCAGTTTACCGGTTCTAATCGTACTGACACAAATCAACAGTATCAGAATTATCTTTCTCAAAACGGTGTCACTGCTGCTAATAATTCTGTTGATTTGAAATCACTTACTGGTACAAAAGTTGTCAATGGTAAATCAGCAGATGGCAGTAGTGATTTGGATGCTGCATTAACGAGTCTTTTAAATCAAGCACAAGCAAATTCAGATGCTTATCTTCAATCACAAACAGCTATGTTACAATCCAATCTAAATTCTGCAATAGCAGAATTACAAAAGACATATCAAAATGCTGTTGCTGAAGGTGAAATCAGTGTTCGTGATGCGGAAGATAATCTTGCATCCGATGTAGCAGCGCTACAAAAAGAAGCTTATAACGATGCTGAGCGTACTGCTGTGTTTGGTGAGGGGCAAGGTATTCAAAATAGTCAACAAATGGTTGGTCTTATGGCTGGTGATGCTGCACGAAAGAATACCAACATCACGACAGCACAGAAAACTCGTGACCAAACCGTTGCTAATATTAAAACACGTCTTAACGCTATAAAGACAAATACTGATACTGATATTGCAACAGCCAATGCTAATTATAATTCTGATGTGGCTGCTGCATCTGCGCAAGCAAGTCAAATGTATAACTCATCTGTGATGGGAATACTTGGTGATGATTATAGTAATAAACAAAACCAATTCTACACCGAAAAGAATGCTGCAACGGCACAACAGTATGAATTAACACAGATGGCTAAACAGCAAGAATATACTCAAACTAATATGACCTTAGAACAAAAGTATAAAAAAGAATTAGCTGCTATTGAAAATTCATATCAACTTGGACAGATAAGTGCTTCGGCAGCTGCATCTGCAAAGGCAAAACTTGCTGCCGATCAGTCTGATTTTGTTCAGATGTGTAAAGCATATGGTATCAATCCAAATGCAAGTGATGCAGCGTATCAATTACGTGTTGCACAAATCAATGAAAGTCAAGCTATTAAAAAAGCTGATATTTTTCTTGATGCATCAACTAAAGCTGAAGCAGATAGTATCATTAATAATCCTGCATTGAAGTATTCTGATGAGGAAAAATTGAGTTATAATCCTTTTGATGATTCGAACATTTTTAACTATAATCCATACACTGGAACAAGTAGTTCAACTGGATATTATGACCCTATTTTTGCACCAATGTGGCTTGGTAATTTAATCGATAATAACAGTCGTTCATCAGGTGAACAATTAGCCGCTAAAGAAGCAGCACAAGCAGCTTTAGAGAGATTGTATAATCCTACTTTTAAATAAAAATAGGGGCATATTGTATGACTAAATATAAAACTGATTATTATTTTAAAAACAAATATATTACAAATCGTACTACCAAAGCTGACCCTGAATTAGTTAAATTGTTTTCATCTAACAATTATTTTAACATTCCATCACAACGGTCAGGTCTTGACCGTGTTTTGGATGCTGTATCTATTGGCAACTATCTTACTGCTGGTATTGCCGATGCACTTGTAAAAAAGGATTTGTCTGTTTCTGATGCGATAGTGAGGGCATTGAGAGCAGCAAATCCTTTTGGTGAAGGATACGAGAAGGGCGAATACACGTACAGCAAAGTGTTAGAAGATGCTGGTTGGAAACCTGAAAGCACCGGCGGGCGTATTGCGAAAGGTGTTGTTGGGTTTATTGGTGATTTGTTGTTAGACCCGACCACGTACCTCACAGGTGGCGCATCTGCATTATTACGTGGAACAGGTAAAACTGGTCTTAAACTTACACATACTGCTGATGCGGTTAAAGATATTGCCAATGCTGGCGGTATGACTGTTGATATGGCAAAAAGTATTCTTAGCAAATCAGGAAAGCAAATAGATAATATTGACGAAGCTGCTGAGAAATTTGTTAAGGCTTATAACAAGGTCGCCGGAGTTAGAAGTACTAATGCCGATTTGACCTTCGGTCCAAGTAATCTTCCGTTTGGCGAGAAAGTGTTTGGCAAGGATAAACGTGTTACACTTGCTAAAGCCAAGACGCTTGAGGATTTTGGTGAAGCAACTCTTGCACCACATTACGCAAGATTGCGTGATAGTATTTATGGAAGTCAATTGGGTAAATTGTTTTCCACAAAATCCTCGCTTTATCAGGCAAGTAAAACTAGACCTGATGTAGTTTATAAAGTACTCGATTATGCGGAACACACACGTGGCCTAAAAGGCGACAAGTTGACAGCTGAAAAGGCTATACACAATTACGCATCACAATACGATCTGACACCAGATGATACTCGCCAAATCATAGAGTTGATGCAGGATAAGTCAAAATGGTCACGTGTTGCAGAACTTGTGAAGTTTATGGATACGCGTGAAGCTAAACTAATGCAAAATGAATATCAATATAAACAAGTCAATGCTGAAACTAGATTAGATGATTTAGTGCAACGTAAAACTTTCTTTGAAAACACTGGAAAGAGTCTTGATGAGCAAATCATAACAGCACAAAAAAGCCATGACTACTTGAAAAATAGTTATAGTGATATGTTAAAAGAATATGTTGGTAAAACAGCAACGGACGAAGAAATGCAAAAGTATACCGATGCATTATTGAATAAACGTGATGATGCACGTACATCGGCTGATTTACTTGAACAGTACAAATCATATAAGAGTGCTGCTGAAATAGCACAAAAGGAAAGAGGAAGGTTGGTTAAAGATGAATCTTTCTCTGATTTGGATTATGCTGATGAGATAAAAGGTATTACTGATGTGGATAGAGTATCCGTCATCAAATCACTTTCACATGATTTGTTTGGCAAGGATGATATGATTTCTCATAGTGTTCCGGAAGAATATCTGGACACTGTTTTTAACATGCTCAATAATGGCAAATCAAAGGATATGATAGTAGATTATATTGATGTAAATCGAGCACACTTTAGTGGCAAGGCCAAGACGATCTATTCCTTCATTGCTAAACAACTTGGATATGGTGAAGGAAAACAGTATAAGTCATGGAAAGACGTTGTTGAAGCAAATCAGAATAATCCCAATTTCATCAATGTTGAACGTGATAGGAAGTTATTATTACGTGCATTAACGTCTGCCAAAAACACAGATGAAATGAAACAAATCATGACTGATATTGAAAATAGACAATTTGAACAAATCTTCAATGAAGAAAGAAAACTTATTGATGAAAATAATAGAAATGAATTTATTGATAATGATTCAGCTATAGAAACTGAGTTCAAAAGTCGGAAAACAAAATATAAAAACAACTATTCTCTTGATTTGTTTATCCAAGATAAATTTCCTAAAGGTATGAAAAATATTGACTCAAACTCTGGATTTGCTAAATATATTAAACAACTTAAATATGAAATGCAGAAGTTTATCAAAGAAACATTTCCTATTGATGAGTTTTCTAAACTGTCTGAGAAGCAGCAAGATTGGGCATTTGGTGTTGCAAAAGCAATTGTTGATAATGGTGAATCGAAATTCAAAAAAACTATGCAATCAACTACTAAAGAAGCCTTAAAAGAAAGGCTTATTAAATCACACATCCAACACGTTAAAGATAATGTTCAAATCAATTCTGATGTGAAATTTTCATCTGGTAGTGTTGAACAAAAGATTGCTATTGATGAGAAGATTGGTAAATTACAAGGTGAATTAAAGAAATATGAAGACGCTTTTAAAAAGCGTGATGAGTTGTTGGCAAAGTTAATTCCATATCAACAGAAATATATTGGTAAAAATCCAAAACAATTTACACAAGATGATATTCCTCACATCAATAAAATGACTCATATGAAAAATGAAGCTGGTTTAATCAATCAACGCTTTTCGCAAGATAAGTATAAGAAGTTACAACAAGATATTTCTGATTTGCAAAAGGAAAAAGACGTTATTGGTGAAGGTGGTATTCAAGCCGGTAAAGTTATCGGTATTGATAATCGTGCTGAAACGCCTATGTATCATGTGCAGATGAGTAATGGTAAAGTGGTGCAGATTGCACCAGGTCAAATCACACATGTTGCCAATGAAATTATTGAAGAAACGCCGATCATTAAAGAGACTATTGAAAACTTTGATGAATTAGAAGCTAAAGTTAAAGCACGTGGAGAATATGAATCTTTAGTTGCTGAGAATAAAGCACATATTCTTGATTTGCAGAAGACAATAAGTGACCTTCAAGAACAGCGCAAGTTAATCGACGATGCGTTAAGTGCTGATGAATTTAGGAATATTGACAGTCTTTATGCTGATTTGGAAAAGTATGAAGCCATATTCGCATCACAGGATGCTTTTGAAACTGCTATGAGAAGTATTTATGGCAATGACAAAATTGATGAGATAACTTATAAATCATCACCTAAACTTTATGAAGCTGTACTTGATGAAACTTTAAATGTAAATGATAAAGTACGTGAAGCAGCCACATTCTTTAAAAATGAATTCATAAAGATTGGACATGAAGAAGTCACAATAGGCAAAATGAAGTCTGACCAATTTGAAAAGATGATGTTGGATTATCTTCCTCACATTATTACTCCAGAAGGTGAGGAATTAATCAGAAAGTTTTATGCAAATCAAACTGGTGAAATGCCTGAATATATCAAAAAGATCATTCCTAAATTTGGCACCGATCTTGGATATGGACGTAAATTCAATCCCTTTGCTAAGAGTAGGACTTTAAAAGTGTTGCCTGACGGTGAAGGTGGAGTGATTATTAATCCAACTATTGAACAAATCAATAACTTCTTTAAACCTGTTCTTCAAGGTAAAAACTTCTTCAATGAAAACATCGTTGATATTTATTTGGCACGTGCAATGAAACATACGGAATTGATGTATGACAATGCCTACATGAAAAATATGATGGATACATTTGGTGATGTTTATGATGGAGAAGTAAAAGAAGGTTATGATATTGTTGTTAATTACGGCAAGATGAAAGAAAGTATTAATGATATTGGAAGTGCAAGAGTTTCAATTGAAATTAGCAATAATGTAAGTAAATGGGTTGAAGAACAATTCATGAATCCAGGCTTCACTGTTGAGATTGATAAAATCGTTAATCAAAAACTTCATGCTTGGAATGTCCAAGAATGGAATATGCGGTCTGAATATGATCGTTTATTTGATGCTGAATTAACACGTCGTATAGCCAAATATATCAAAGATACTTTTCCAACTGATGTGAGAAGTCAATTATATGAACGTGAAGTAAATAAATTTATGACTAATAATCACATCAATGGTGTACTTGATGATTTAGCTATGCCGATGCTTAAAATCAACGATACTCAATATAAAGGAATTACAAGTCATATTGATGATTTGAAAGATAATTATCTTAAAACTATTATTGGACGAGAAGAAGTAAGTGGTGACAGTAAACATATTTATTATCGTGGTGGCCTTACATCACTCATTCGTTCAAATTATTATCGTACAACTGGCTATAACATCTCATCAGAACAAATTCAACGTATTGCTACGATGAATGCACATGAAGCACGTAATTATATTAATCAAATGCTCAAATCGGATAATTTTTCTGATGTGGAAAAGCAAAGACTTAATAAAATGCTTTCTAAATTAGATATGCACGATAAACTTGGTGTTCATGCAAATCAAGTTGACAATGTAATTGTTGAGAAGGCAAATCAGGCAAGAAAATTGCAGATTGCAAAAGACCAGAATAGATTTCTGCAAATGTATGACAAATTCACACACTTTGTAAAGCTTAATCAAACAACCATACTTCCAGCGTTCCATCTTCGTAACAAAATGAGCAACACATACCTCAATTGGTTGGACGTTGGTATTGATGCGTTCAATCTTGACTTCCAAAAGAACGCTTTTAAAGCGATTGCACATCAAGGTAAAATGGATACCATGCTCACACCTCAATTATCATGGAGTCATGTTTATGATTTGGCTATGAAGTATGATGTGATAAACACTGGTTATTTTGCTATGGATGTTGGTGTTGGTGCAGAAAGTAAAGGTGTACTTAAAAAAGTACCTCGGAAGTTTGATGTTACCAATACTAAAGATTTCATCCTTTATAAGAAAGGTGCAGAGATCGGTGGTAAGATTGAGAATCAAGATAGACTTATCCACTTCGCATCATTGTTGAAGAATGGTATGTCTCCGCAGGACGCCGCTGCCAAAGTTGATGAATTCCTCTTTAATTATTCTGATTTGACTGAGTTTGAACAGAGTGTTATGAAACGTGTATTGCCATATTACACGTGGCTCAGGAAGAATGCAGAATTGCAACTACTTTACGATTTGGATGAATTTCTTAATGTCTTCAAGATAATTTTCTTTTCTATCAATTATGGCAGCATTAGTGATATCCACATCATAAAATGATGAAAGCCATCTAACAGCGGAGAAAAAATCTATGTTCTCCATTTTTTGCACTAATGTGTAAATATCACCGCCGCCACAATTTGTATGACAGAACCAAAGTCCTGTTTCTTGGTTGATTACAAATGCTGTAGGGTTATTTCCCCCATGAATTTTGCAACTTGAACGAATGAATTGACCATCTTCTTTGATGTGGTCAAAGTTGTAATGTTTTAACAACTTCATAACATCCAATTTTGCATTGATGAGAGTTACAGCATCCATTGTTAGACCTCCGATTGTCTTAATATAGGGCGGTTAAACATGAGATTGATTGGAGGGCAATCTGAAGCGGCATTGCGTTGATATTTTATGAAAAGTTGTTGGTTACCAGCTTGAATTCCTTCTTTGGCAATCTTTTCATCACTCTTGTTCATCAAGAACATCAATTTTGTTGCTAATTGTAAAATACGATAGGAACCTCCAATGTTACTTGCATCTGGACTGTCTGTGTCCAGATCGTTACGATTTGCTTGACATGCTGTGAATACTGGAATTTTCAATAAACCAGCAATGTCCTTTAAACCTGATGTGAAAAAACCGAGTGCTTGATATTCCTGTACGGATTTGAAATCAGCTTGATTTGACGGTATCTTGATATAGTCCATAAATAACGCCTTAATACCATATTGCATACAGAACTTACGTGCTAATGCTGTAACTTTTTCAATCGTAAATTGTGGCATGTAGATATGATAGTAACAACCAAGTTGTAATTCTTCACGAGCACGTTTCAAACGAGATACTTTATCGGTTGATGAACCATTTACTGTATCGAGTACATACATTCCTGAAACGATCTCATCAAAGGGAATACCAGTTAAGTTAGCCAGTATTCTATCTTCTTGTTCACGTTCGTTCATTTCTGAATCAATATACAAGATTGGTATTTGGTCCTTAATGGATAATTTAGTTGCCCAATTAGTAAGTGTGACTGATTTGCCTGTCTTTGATGGAGCACAGACAATAATTAAATCGCCAGCTTGTGCACCATTTGTATAACGGTCAAATTGTGTCCAACCTACTTCAAGACCGGGAACTTGAGCTGGTTTACTACCACGTTCATCAAGTACTTCTTGGGTGTTTGTACCCATCTTGTAAACTTCGTCAGATGTGGTAGAATTCACTGAGAGATCGGTTAATTGTTTTTCGGCGAATGAAATTAATTCGGTCGGATTCAAGATTTCTGCTTTATCAGAAAGTACAAAGTTTTTTACCTCATCAGAAATGTTTAATAACATTCTTCGAGTGTAGCTTTGTTTAATCTTTTCGATAAAGATTGTTAGGTTATCATTTGGAATATTTGATTCTTCAAGAATTGTCAAATACTCTAAACCACCTAATTCATCAACAGACTTCTTGGCTTTGTCATTTGATAGGACTTCTATGATTGCCATCGGTGTTGGTTTAATCTTTTTGGAATACAAGTACATCATTGCCATGAAAATGAACTTGTGTCCAGGTACGCCAAAGTGTTCTGCAAAAACCTCTGACGATTCCACATCGATGATTTTATCACTGTCCTTCAAACAGATCGAAAGTAAGTTCCTCTCCGAACCTGGGTTGAACACCAAGTCTTGATAATTTATCTCGATTTCTTTCTTTGGACTCATTATCATCTATCACCTCGATTTGTTGGAATACGTTAGATGATGTGAGTTCTTTTTTTATTTGTTGTAGTTTTTCCTTTTCTTCTAACTTTTGAATTTCTTTTAACACATTGCCAATACATGAGTTGAGATATCCAAGTGAAAACATGTTTACATGTTTTATATTAAGAAGATAATCAATAACATTGATTATTTCATCCTTTGTATAACCACAACTTAATAGATATTTGGCATTGGTGATTGTTCTTGACCAAACTTTAGACGTAACACGTCCATCAGTTGTCAAATCAATAAAATAACTTGCAATATCTTTTGCTGCTGTTCCATCTGCTTTTACTGCTGTCATACAAGTAGTTTATATGACCTGATTCCGGTTTTAACAAGCCAATTATCTCTTTCAAGAATTTGTAGTGCAAAACTGATTGCACCACCTGGCTCTTTGTAACCCATTGTGTCGGCTATTTTGGTTTTGGTTGCTTCGACATTTTTGTTTTCATCTGAAAGAATGAGTAATGCTCCGAGCACTTTTCTTTCAATTACTCCCATAGCAACCTCCACTATTGGATAACTACTTCTTCGTCGTTATCCTTTTCTTCTTGATTTGATTTCATGACTTCATTCCATTCTTCACCATTGAGTATCCGCATGATTTGCTCATTGGTGTGAGGTTTGAAGAAGTCGGCAAGGTTTATGATACCTTCCTCAATCAATTTTCTTTCCGCATCAGTCAACGGTGTGTCGTTGCCAAGGTCAAGTCGATATGACGTATCATCTTTTCCTGTACCACGGCGTTTCACTTTGATATCACAATCAATTAACGTTTTGCCATCATCAGATAGGTCATCCATCAAATCACGAATGTCTTCAAAAAATCCAACACCCTGTTCCATAATTTCAACTTTACCTGTTTCACGATTAAGCACGTTGATTGCAATTCGTCTTGCCATGTTTTGCGTGTATGGTTCTTGATTTGCTTTTTGCTGCTTTCTGATTTCACAGATCGGGCAGCCTTTGCCTGGACAATTGATTGAACGTTTGTGTTGTGGCATCCAATGTGTCCAACGTATAAATGGCTCTGAATCAACGATACGAATGTTAGTAACTCCTTGAGGAAACTTAGTGAATTCTGCTTTTGTTTGTGATGATGAACTACCAGTGTTAAAATCCCAACCTGACAAAATAATCCCTCCTATTTATTATTTATGATGAGTGTTAAAATGCGACCATTTTTAATGATTTGTTTTAGTTCGTTATATTCAACTTCTTCTTGTTCTCCTTGATATTCATAAATCATATCGTCCAGTTTCATGTTTTGCTCATACAATGCTGCAATGATGTTATTTAATTTAGCAACAACATCAGCAGGATTTTTGTATTGCATTGTTCTTACTGAATCGGTAATAACTTTAGATAATGAATGCAAGGATGCATCAAATCCATCAATATAACCTTTCACATACAAATCATTTTGCTTATCGCTCATCAAATACCTCCCAAAATAGCTTCTTGAAATTAAAAACATCGATTCCATCATAAAGACGGGCCGATGCCAAATTGTGAATACGCTGAGTTATTTTTGGATGGTTCGCATTACCCACATAAACCTGTGCATCGATTGGTTCACCTTCACGGTACATTAGCCTTGCAAGTTCATCGAGGGTATTAAAATAGATTGGGATAATTTGTTGTTTAACACGATGATGAATATCTTGATGATGGTTCTTAAACAATGTTGACATAGAGCAAACATGATAAGCATCAAGTATGCGAGAGTAAAATTCAAAATCTGAACAATGGAATAGGCCACCATAGACAACTGAATTTCCCCATCGCTTATTGAAGGCTTCTGAAATGATGAATGTACTTTGATTGCGGTAGTGTTTATACATTTTACCTGATGCGATGCCAAATTGTACAAAGTTTAGTGGTAAATGCATGCTACGTTGCAACTCAAGATTCATCAATTCATTAGTTAGAAATAACAGGTTGTTCATTTAGTTGTCCTTCAAGTTTTTCCAATGAGGAAATACCTTTGTTGACTATGGCTAACTCTTTATTTAGCCTTGTTGTTTCAACATATAAAGATGAAATCTGATTTGATAATTCATCTTTACGTGTCTTTAAAGATTCAATCTGATCGGTAAATGTCATGTAACCACCTCCTCTCATATGAATTAAGCTATTATCATAAAAGAATATTGTTTAATAAAACATTATCTTTATAGCTTCAGCATTCTGGAATAAACGCCAGCTTTTTTTAGCCATCTGAAAACGGTAAGATAGGTTACATTTAGTTCATTTGCAATTTGCTGCATCGATTTATTTTCATCAACAAATTTATGTCTTAATATTTCTTCTAATATTTCACCTTCTTTCTTTTCGATTTGAAATATGAGTTTGTTTTTACGCAACATACGTTTCATAAAATTTTCCTTTTAGTACGAACATATGTTCGATTATATACCCTTGCTTAAAATAGAACAAGATGAATTTTGTCGAAAAGATGTATTAACTTTGTATTATTTTCGTGATTAAATCATTACGCCATTTATCATCATAAACAACACATTTGTCAATTAATCGTTTATGTTTGATAATTTTGGTATCTAAGTAATCTTTGTAATATTGATCGCCATCTAGTACTTGACATTGATTACCATCTGATAGATGGTATGCAGTTACAGTTTTTGTTGGCGCATCAATAGGAATGAGGTTTTTCATTTCAAAAGTACAAATCTTACTTAGACCAGTTTTTTTAGTTATATCATCATCAATATTTACATAACAGATATGTGATAACAAACTTGATTTGTTCTTCTTCCAAGTTAGTAAATTACGAATATTATCGATGTGTATGATGTAACCAACCACATCCTTATAGTATTCATAATCTGTACTATTTGGATTAAACATCACACGTTGACCTGGTAAAAGTGGCAAATCATATTGATATGATTCATTTTCTTTTGGCTGGTCAATTATTTCTTCATCTACATGAAGTAAAGCTTGAATAAGATATGAATTTTCACAACCATTATCCCATTTTATTTGTATCCAATCATCTTCTATTGAATCTTCACAGATTGTTCCAATGCTACCTTTATGTTGAAAAAGGAATTCATGATATTGAGGGTTATTTGGGTCAATGCGTACTCGATCACCAATTTGAAATGATTTTGGCGAATCATATGAGATTGGTGTTGGTATGCCTTCTAATAATATTTCTTCAGATGTCTCAATTTGACCATTTTCCCATTCAACAGCACACCATCCATAATTGGTAGATTCAATAACCGTACCAATAATGGTGTTAGTTTTTAATTTTACTTTATCTCCCTTTTGAAACATCATTCCCACCGTCCTGTAATAATGTTGTTGTATTTCAAATCAATAAGAATCTCATTATCCAGTTCCACTTTATTGTGGAAGTTGATGAGTTGTCTGGCACAATAGGCAGCAACACTCATGGCAGTTGTAATGACAGTCATACTTGCTCCGCAGGCAGATACTTCTGCTGTATCATCGGAGTAGTATGTATCTTCATACGCCTTGATGTGGGTTAAATCCATGGGATTGACGTTATAAATTCTTCCCATGTCCAACCCCATACGTGGCTCAACGAGTAACGCAACCTGCGTCTTCATTTTAATCGCAGCATTCCAGATTTCTTTCCGGATTTTCATCGAATCAACCATAAGAAATACCACGCCGGTAAGACGTTGATTAGTGAAGGCTTCATTATGGATTTTGATGTTTGTTCCAGTAACACGTAAAATCATTTCCCAAAGTGCTTCTACTTTTGGCTTTCCTATATGACCAGGTTTTCTATCACCTGTTTCGTCATAATCACCAAACAAATCATAGGCTTGATTTGGAATATTGTGTTCCTCAACCACATCAAAATCATACACCGTAATGTCTTCGATACCAAGTTTAGCTAACGCTAAGGCAAGCCAACTACCGGTTGCACCTGCCCCGATGATCGTGACAGGATATTCAAAATAATAAGGGTCAAATAATTCCATGTGTCGGCGTATGTCAAGGTTATGCATTACCAATCCCTCTCTTCTTTCAGTATTGATTCGTTAATGTGTTTCCAATAGAACTCATCGGCGATTGATTTGATATCGATCATATCGGCATAAGATATTTCTGAATAACCATAGGATTCAAGAATTTCTCTTATTTCAAAATAATCATCTGCATCAGTTATGGCTAATAGCATATCTTTATCATAAATATCATCCCAATCATCACCAGAGCCATCTTGATTTTCGTTTGTCTCGTTTATTTCGCCGTTGCTGTTTGGTTTTTTTTTTCACTTGGTGGTTCATTGTTCACTGTTTCTGGTTCAACCCATCTTCCATTGAACCATACTTTACCTGTGCGATGATCGTAATTATCATCATCAACACCACCATAAGCAGACAAATATCCATTTTGACCATACGCACTTCTATAAGATGAAAAACCGATTGTAGATTGTGCATATGTCTTTTTGTGCACTTTGTCTTTTATTTCTGATGTGATGAATGAATCGAAGTGCGCAAGTTTAACTTTGTTCAATTCTTCGATTTGTTTATTGATGATGGCAATTTGTTTGTGCAGTTCTTGTTCTTCTTTGGAAATTACATCTTCCCACTGTAATTCATTGTAAATAATGCCCACATTAAAATCATACAGATCGACACGAAGGCTTCCATTTTTATTTGCTATGATGCGAATAAACCAATCATGGCCTGATTTGCTGAAGAATTCCATTTGTGAATTGTCTTGACCCGATGGGGAAGTGGCCATATTCACATGGCTATGACCCCAAACTTTGAGGTTATTCCAAATGTCCATTCCATTTGGTTGCATGAGCAGTGCTTCGCCGAATTCAGCAAGACCTTCTGGTGTTATTTCTGTTGTTGTAGAGTGCACATCTTGGTCAAAAACATACACATCGTGGATGTAATAAATATTCTTTGTATCGTGTTTGGTTGCTGTACCGAGCCAACCAACTTCTTCACCGCATTTGTCTACAAGGAGTTGCATTTTTGTAAGTGCTTCTGAGGAAACGTACACTTCAGGAGCACATACTGATAGGATACTTAGTGTTGGTTTTGTTGTTGGAATTTTGAATGTTGTCATTTTATTTGTCCTCCTTAATTGTGGATGTATTCATGAACATGTTCATCAATGTGATAGTATTCAGCTCGGCAAGTTTCACAAACCCAATGTTCATCGTCTGCATAATAACTTTCATTACCTTCATCGTCGGTTTCAGTTGCAACTCTGCCGTAAACTGGATGAGTTTCACCTTCACGGAAGTAATCATCACAACAATCACAGTATTCTGTGCGTTCATCTTCTTCATCTTCTTCATATGATTCGCTACCATTACCATATTGGATAATGTTACCTTCTACATCGACTTCATCCCAATTGCGAACATTTTCGCCAGCAGCGTCTTTTGTATTCGCAGCTTCAAGAAAGTCGATGCCAATTAAAGCAAGTGCGTAGATTTGCATTTGTGCAGATAGTTCAGCAATTGTTGATTCAGTATTACCAAGACATGCTCTACCATTGCTGCCATTTACATGTGGATGTGGGTCATGGTCTGTCCAACAACTATGACGTTGATTATCACCGAAGAAACGTATATCGGCTTCTTCTGGTTTTAACACGATGCGGTAGGAGCCGCCGTAATAGCGTTTGCCGTTATCAGCATAAATGTATAATGGTTTTGTGAAGATTGTAATTTCATTATTCTTGACTTGAAGATCATCAACTTTTTTGTGTGCAGCAATTAAATCGAAGTCTTTAATAATTTTTTCTAATACATCTGATGTGTTATTTTGTTCTGCAACAATACGCCTACGTGTTTGATTGAGTGCATCAATTGTGTTTTTAATTGTTTGTTTATAATTCTGGATATCATTTTCGTATCGTTCAACATTTTTAATATCTTGATGTAGATTTTCTTCTTTCTTTTTCTTTAACACATCAGAGAAACGAGCAGTTAATGCCGATTTATTCTGTGTGTGCAGCCATGAATTTTCAAATGTTTTTGGCTTTAATACTTTTACTTGAAATTCACGCATTATGTACGTGAAGATTTCAACTCCGTCTGTAACATTCTCGGAGAATGGGTCAAACAAAATATACAATTCTTCATAATCAGGCATATATTCAGCAATAATTATGCCTTCATCAGAAAAGATTGTTATGCTGCCTTCTTTAAAGGATGGCGACATAAAGGTGGTAAATGAATATTCTTTTCCATTGATGTGAATTGGTGTGTCAAAAGTAGAATCTTCGCCAGCCCATTTTGCTGCCGTGTTATTGTAGATGATTAACCTGTTTTCATCGAAAGTACCAATTGTGAATTTGTCATGGCAAAGGTTGTAAATTTCAACTCTTTGTCTGGTGAAATCAATCAACTCATTGTTGATGATAGTTGGAATGATAGTACGTAAGAATTCAGAATCAGAATCACTTTTGCCAAGTTTGGCACGATAATCGGAAACATCTACTGTGATACTCATTGGTATACCTCCTTTAATATATGTAAGTTATGCCTTACTTGAAGAGTGTGATGATTTCAGCGTTACTCATCACAACAGACGCTACCTGTTTCAAAAATGCACCCTTCAAGTAAAGCACATCGGGCGATATGTGCTTCACCATATAAGAAAAGGAAGACAAAAGATGGATAGAACATACGTGTTATGCTCTACTTGATAGACACACGTGCACGTTCAAGGAGGTATGCCTGTTTTACGTGTCAATTTACGTTATGTCTATCAAGTAAAGCATACTTTTCAGTATGCAATACTTGTATAGCAGCTAGGAAAGGATTACTTGTTACCTTTAACCTGTTTAACCAACAGGACAAGGCTTGTGGTATTGGTGACGGTGTTTGTGTTGAGATCGGTTATTTTTTCACCGTCAACCTTTACATCGTAGCCAGACGGGTCAAGTTCAGCAATTGCAAGAACATCTGCAATGCTTGTCCCTGTTGTGACAGCTACTTCTGTAATTCTTCCTGGCATGATACCTACTCTGATTGTTTTTTCCATGGTTAAAAACCCTCCTTGAAATATTATCTAACCCTCTGATTTTTGTTATCTTTATATTTGTGGGTTGATTACTTTAACGCAAGTAACATTAAGGGATTGATGGCTGCATTGGATGCGCCGCCGCTGAATGCTTGAAGCATCAGTAAATCTTTAATGTCTGATTTGCCACCAAGTCCATCGCCGAGGATGCTCATCATAAGCAAGGGATTGGATGCAAAATCTTTTCCACCAGCACCAGACATTAACATCAATGGGAGTAAATCATCCTTGTTTCCGTCCATCGCCATGAGCATCATTGGATTGAATGCTCCATCAGTTGCAGCGTTGTTGAACAGGGAAGTGACTTTGTAGTAGAAGTTGAAACCGAAAGCATTGGTTTCTTTGCAGATCGTGGATTTGGTTCCTTTATTGATGTTTACAGCGGATAGGCTGCCGTTGTCTTTGACGGTCAGTATTTGGAAATAATCACCTTTAACTTTGATTACGTCACCTTCGGCAACATCTGCAACAGGCAGGATAAACATGAATTTGCTTGCTTCAGCAAATACGAGAGACATGTGATTTTCAATCACATCTTTTTCCGCATCATAACGGACAAATTCATCTGCGTTACGGCGGATTACAACCTTGCCGTCAAACGTGATGGCGACTTCGCCATTTGTGATTATACCGAATTCACCCATAAGTTTTTTGATATTCATTTTTTCTGTTCCTCCTTGATTTGGTGTAATGATAGTTTTTGCAACTGGCGAATATGCCGGTTGTTTTGCCGGTGTTGATTTAACCGACTTTGGCTTTTTTGTGTACTCAAGAAGATCGTCAAGTTCAACTTCGATGTATCCATTTACATCAGAGTAAACTTGTACAATATCGTCATAATTGTCGATATCAACAACGATTACGTCCTCACCTAATTCTTGACTGTACACTTTGTCACCGATTTTCATTTGTTCTCCTCCTTTTTAATTTGTTTTATATGTATCTGTTATTAAAAACAGATAATAACGAAGAAAGAAAAGTACCCTACATGTTAATCACCGAGATAATTCCAACCTTTGAAGTTGAGAAGTGGTATTTTACATTCTGATATAGAACCATGTTTTAAATATTTACCACTATCAATATAGAAAGAATTTCTTTCATTCCAATAATTTCTTGATGTTGCTGGTGTTCCAGTCCAAGTAATATGGCGTTCATCCATTTTTCTCATAAATTCATCATGTAATTTTTGTGTTTCAAAATATATTGATGCTTTCTTCTTACTTAACATATTCCAATGCTTTATGTAATTAAATGTTTCGTATTGTGACGTCAA